GTAAATATACAATTAAATTTTAAATAAAGAATCTGGATCTATATCTTCTTCATCTAAGTCTGAACTAAAAACATTTGGAATTGAAGGTTTTACTTCTTCTATAACTTCTTCAATTTCTTCAGCTTCTACAATTTCAACTTCTTTAACTAATTCTGGATTAGATGAATTAGAAGAAGTTTGTTTTAAAAGTGCTTGAATAACATCAATAACTTTTTCCTTACTTTCTCTATTTAAAGTAGGACTTACATTAATATTTACTTCAGTATTATTTTGAACAGCACTTATCATAGGTTTATCTTGTAAAGAATCCACTACATTTTGAGATTTTTCAATTTGTGAAGATACTATCTGCATATAATCTAGTAACTCTCTATTTGATACTTGATCAGGTCTTTTTTCAAATCTTTCTATAGCTTGATCTTCAACTTTATCTAATAAAGATCTTAATTTTAAAATTCTTAAAGCATTCTTTTTAGCTTGATTCATATTAAATAAATCAAATTGTGCTTGTAATTCATCTTTACTATCAGCTGCAATTATTTTCTCAACTAAAATAACATCTTTAGGAGATAGGATGAGCTCATTCAAATCTTCGCCTCTTTCATAGGCTTCTTTTAAATACCTTGCTCTATCTTCTTCTTCTATAAAACTATGTGCACTCTTTTCTAACATATATCTTTATACACTTCTATAAATTTTTTAGCTAAAGCATTATTTAAAACATCTTCTAAAATGTTTTTCTTATTGAGAATTGTTGCATTTACTGATTTAATTAAAGTTTGATTAGGTTCAAATTTATATTTTATGTCATTATCTTCATATCCAATATATAATGTTCCTAATCCAATATCTAATTGTGACATATTTTTTCCTTCTAATATATCTTCCTGGATTGCCTCACATATACAATATATAAATTTTTGTTGAATTAATTTATTTATATACTTTTCTGGAATAGTTGATAATATAGAAACATCTTTTATTATATCAGTCATTTTTAATCGACCTCTCTTCTGAATTTTTTATTTATTACATTATCTAAAAATTCTTTATCGTTATATTTTTTATTTTGAGTTAACGCTCTTAAAACTTGTTCGTTTTTATTAAATAGAACTCATTCAGCATCTAAATTAATATCTTCTTTATATTTTAGCATTGCTGCTTCTAACTTTTTATTTATACAGTATGTAAATAATGATTCTCTTTCAACATCATACATATGTAAGTCTCTAGATATAATAACTAAATTTTCTTTTAATTTGTTAAGCATTTTTAGTTTCTCCTAAAATCATATTTAGAAGAAACTAATAATATAGTATCGTAAGCTTTTAATAGTTCATCTCTTGAAAACTCTCTGTTTTTATCTAAAATAACTTTTATTGCATCTTCTAATTCAGTTTCTTCTAAATTAACTAATTGAAATAAGAGTAATGCTTGAATCATTAATCTCATATCTTTTAGAGTAGGAATTTTTAGAGTCATTCCTCCATAAAAAGATAAGAATTTTGATAAATTAGATCCATCTAAAATATAAGATAATTCACTTAAAGCTGTATATTCTGGAACATCCCTTAATTTATATAACGCAAATAACATAAGAGAATATACATCAGTTTTTTCTAATGTATTTAATCTCTCATTTATTCAATCTCTTCTTTCTTGTCTAACTCCCATAACTAGTATTCTCCTTGATTATTATCATAAGTTTTAAATGCAGTTTTTAAAATTCCATCTATAACTTCATCACTTAGATCAAATCTAGAACGGGTTGTATTTAATTCATCAGTAAATAGTCTTTGTATTTTAACTAATAATATTCTAATATAATTTTCCATTCCAGGTTCTAAATGTCAGAGTAAAATTTCTCAATCATTTTGAGTATATAAAGATATGACATTTTTATATTCTTGATATTTTTCTCTGTCTTCTATTCTTTTTCTATCTTTGTTAGGTAAACTTAATTTATTTATAAAACTAAGTAAACAAGATATATAAATACGTTTAAGCATTAATTTATCTGTTTTAAAAGGACTTTCTTTTTTCAACATATTATATATCTTTTTAGGAAATATTTTTAAAATTTCTTCTAGATCTTTATCTAAACTTGTTATATACTGAGATCTAACTTGAGTTCTCATTGATTCTTGTAATGCTTCAGAATTAAATCTAGAATCAATTTCAGGATTTATAACTTCATCAAATCTATTTTTTTCAAAATTAACTTTTAAAGGATATAAAACAGACTTAATAAAGTTTAAACAAGATTTAACAGGTTCTACTAATTTACCTCTTATTATTTTACCTTTATTTATATGCTTTTTACGCATTGTCATAAATAAATCTCCTGCTGAATACAAAGCAAAATCATCATAATATGATCAATCTTTAAATAAATGCTGTTTAATAGCTAAAGCTTTTACTATTAGATATAAATATTTATAAATATTTGCTTCTATTTGAGGAAATTCATTAGGATTTACTACTTTATGCATATTAGCATCTATGTAAATACACATATCAGTGTATTTCATACCTTCAGGTTTTTTGAAAGTATCCATAATTTTTATCTCACCCTACTTATTCCATTTTCATCTTTTACTATAACCATCTCACAATCATAAGGAATAGCTAATTCATTACTTCTATGAGATATAATAAAAGTACTTTCAATGTCATTAAGTTTATTAGAAATAAGATTTAATAAATTTGTGCATCCTAATGAATCTAATTGATCAAAGATTTCATCTAAAATTAAAATATTAGAACTAAAATCTAAATATTGAGACATCATATCTCGAATAGAAAATTGAATAATTAAGTCAACTTTTTGTTTTTCTCCACCAGATAAATTCTCAAAAGATTTTCCTAGATAAGATATTTCAATATTATTACCATTTAAAATAAATTCTAAATTATTATTTCCAAAAATAATTTCACAATATTCTTTACACTTATTATCAATAAAATTAATAACATTAGATAATAAGAATCCTCTAAAATCTCTTTTAATTAAAGTATTTATTTTATTATCAATTTCAATTTTTACAGAGATATCAGACTTCTTATTAATATAATACAATTTTTCTTCATCTAATTTTTTAATATTATTATCTATAGATAATAATAGATTTTGAATTTCATTAATTTTTTGTTCATAAGTCTCTTTATTTAGTTTTATTTTATTTAATTCATTAGTTAATATAATTAAAGTAGCTTCATTTTTCTTAATTTCTAAATTTAAGTTACTTTTTACATCTTTTTTAATTTTTATATTTTGATTCAATTTATTTATAGTATCAGAATATTTATCTTCTATTTGATTTAAAATTAAATTATGCTCTTTTAAACATTCTGTATATTTCAAATCTAAATTTGTAATAGAAACATTATAATTATTTTTTAACTCTGTTTGAAGAGTTACATATTTTGAATTAGTATTTTTTAAATTTAAATTATAACTTTCAGTTAAATTTACTAAACTATTTTTTAATTCTAATAATTTGGTTTCTTGAATAGAAGTATCAGGTTTTACTATGTTAGGAAGTTTTTGTCCACAAGTAGGACAAATATCCTTTATAGATTTTAATTCCTTAATTTCTTTTTCTAGTTTTAATATATCTATATCAAATAAAGATTTATTTTTATTGAATTCAATACTTAAATTATTTTTATTTACATTCATTTCAGAATTTAATTCATTATTTTTAGTATTAAAATCAGTTGTTAAAATATTCTTTCTACTTAAATACTCATTCTTAAAGTTATTGAATTCATTATTTTCAGATTGTATTAAGTTATTTTTATCATTTAAAATAGTATTTAACTCTTTATCTAATAAAGTAATTTCATTTTCAGCTTCAGAAAGCTGTCTATTAGCTTGTACAATCGATTTGTTTATATCATCAATATTATTTTCTATCTTTAAAATATTAGAATCAAAATTTTGAGGTTTTTTCAATTCTTTTAATTTTAAATCATTACTTTCAAACTCTGTTTTTAGCATCTTAGATTTTGTTTCTATAGTTAATAATGCATCTTCAGTTTCTCTTAAAGAAGTATTATTCTCATTTATAACTTTATTTAAACGCTCTTTAATATCTTGAATCATAAAATCAGATTTTGATAATTTTTCTAAGACTTCTTTTCTTCCTGAAGGTGAATTAGAGGTAAATTTACAAGGTAATCCTTGTCCTAAAATGATTATAGATGCTATTAAATTAGAACTTAAATCAGGTAAATATTGATTTAAAATTGCTTCAGATTCTCTAATACCTTTTCCTGATTTTTCTTCATTATTTATAAAAATTTTTAAATCTGATTTAGGTTCTTTGAATCTTTTTATTGTATAATAATCTTTATCTATATAAAAATATAATTCAACATAACAAGAATTTTCATCAATATTTATATTTTTTATATTACTAGATATTCCTTGAATAGTTTGACCTGTTAAAGCCCAACAAATCGCTGAAGATCAAGTTGATTTACCTGCACCATTGGATAATGCGTTATCTAATGGATTATTATTAATACCTGAAACTAAACAATATCCTTTATCTTTTAAGTTTATTTCAGTATGTCCATAAGAAAGAAAGTTATGTATTATAACTTTTTCAAAGCTTATATTCATATTAAAATTTCCTTTCTTTAATTTATTTTAGAATAATTTACTATAGTTACTCTTTTTACATTTAAACTTTTCTTTAAAAAATTTTCAAGTCTTCTAATACTGCTTTTATTTAATTCATAAGATAAATTAATAGAGGTACTATTTAAACCTCCTACTAACTTATCATCAAAATCTTTTATATAATATAATAAAAAGTATTTATACATAGATTTTATAACCTCCCTTTCAAATATTTATTTTATTATTCTATTTAATTCTTGCTCAATTACTGGATGAACTCCTAATTTATTTTGAACAAAAATTTTAAATTGAGATAAGTAATCAATACTATTAAATTTTTCTAATGTGGAATCTAATTCTTCCATATCTGAAAATTCTTTTTTTACTATAATTCTAGATTCTGTAATATTTTTACAATCTTTTAAAATTGATTTTAATCTATCTAAATCATTTCTAAAACATTTTAAACTAACAACTGAATTTTCTTTTAATGTAGTTAACTCAGAAAAATTTGAATTAGCTTTAAAATCGATTTGATAGAAATTAAAAGCATAAGGATTTTCATAAGACTCTAAACTCGAGTTTTCAGTATCTAGTATATAAATATTATGTGAATATTTATATGCATCTTCTCCAAAATTTTGGCCTGTTAAATTACCTAGGTTAAATCCATTACGACAAAATGAACTACCATTGTGAAGGTGGCCATTTAAAAATAAAGAACTATTCTGTTCAATATCTTCTATTTCAAACCCTTCTTTTGATAAAAATTGTCCAAATTGAGCTTTAATATCATTATGACTAAAAAATATTTTTCTATCCTTAGAATTAATATTTAATTTAATATATTCACTTAAACATTTTCTATCTTCTTCTAAGATATAAGGTAAAAAATATAGAGAACAATCTTCTAAATTTCTAAAAGAAACTTCTGATATTATGTTGAACCCTAAGTTATATAAAGCATTTACACTATTATATTTTAAAGCTTTATGTGGAGATTCATGATTTCCAACAATAACTGAATGAGGAATATCAGCCCATTTAATTTCAGTTAAAGCAGTTAATTCTTCACTATTTAAGTCTGGTTTATCGAAAAAATCACCTAAAGAAATTATTTCATCACAATTATGTTTAATTGCTAAATCCTCAGCTCAATTTATACTTTTAATTAAATTTTCAAGTCTTTTAGAATACTTCTCTCCTTTGCTTCTAATAATTGAAGAATAAGTACTAAAATGAACATCTCCATAAATAAGAAATTTCATGCATAAACTCCTTTCACTAAATAGTTATAAAAATACATATTATAATACAATAAAAAATAGGTTGATAACTCAACCTATTTTATCTAATTAAGTTTAATTTTCAATTCATGTAACTACTTTTTCTCCTCAAGTAGTCGCAGTTCCTTCAAATCAAATACTGTCATACCAATCAGAAGGAAATCTTTTTCCTTTTTTCTTCATAATTCTTTGATACCAATACCTAAAAGTACTTGGTAAACCTACAACAAATAATGTAAAAGGACCAAAAATTAAATTTTGTAAACTATGACCAAATTCATGTTTTCTAGTTTCTTGGAATCAATTTGGACTATATGCTTTATGACCTTTAGTATTATATCTTCCACATAAGGCAACTGCACCTAAGTCAAGTCCACCCCAGTTTCCACCTATTTCTACAATATAAGAAAAACCATTTCTGTGAGGAGTACCTTTTAAAAATATAATACAGAAACCTGTAACTAATAATCCAACAATAGTCATTAATGATCCTCAAGTTAATTGTACAATCCAATATAATATTCCTAAAAATAACTTAAAAATCTTTTTCATCATCAATTCCTCCAATTTTCTTTATAGCAGATGAATTTTTAAATTTTTTAGCACATTTTTTACAAATATATGTAATTCATCCTACAGTATAATATTTAGTTTTTCTACCACATATATAACAATATTCTCTAGATAGGTTTTCGTATTTAGTAATTATTTTAGAAATATTGTCATATATATCTTCAGGAAGAGAACAAAAATACATTGTTAATTCTCCTCATTTTTCTTTTATTTGAGTAAAATAAAACTCATTTTCATAATTATGTTCTTTTAAAACTATAGATAATTCTTTTCATAATTTCTTTCCGAAAGCTTTTCTTCAACCAGGAGCTAATCAGTCATTATAAGTATCTTCAAAATTATAATTCTCTGAGATTTCACCTGTTCAAACATTTCTAGGTATTAAAAAAGGATATTTTCTACATAATTTTTTATTTTTGTAAATTTTTAATTTTTCAATAAATTTCATTTTTATACCTCTTATTTTCTTAAAATAAAAATTCTTTTTGAAGTAATATTTTCATTTAATTTAGGTAATATTTTTTCTATTCTAATTTCAGCTTTGTTTTCTTTTACATTTTTATTATTAAATGCTTCTAATATTTTCTCATGATTTTCGATACCTAACCATTCATATTCCACACTAAAACCTTTAGTTTCTCTAGTCCATTTACAAAAATAAGGACATAAATTTTTTCCTTCTTCAGGTTGATTAGGATTTGTATTGCAGAAGTCACACCAATGACATAAAGGAGTAGGATTAGGTTCAAATTTTTCTTCTTCAATTTCTTCTAATAAGGATGTTATCTTTTTAAGTCCTCTATTAATAAATCCTTTTGTTCCTGCAGAATATCGTTTATCCCATAAAGGAAGTTCATAAGAACAATGAATTAAAGATTCATCTACTCCATATAATTCTTTAGCAGCTAAAGAATAAATAACTAATTGAAGAGGAGTTGTTAATACATCTTTATCCAAATCTTTTGTCCAAGTTTTAATATCTTCAATAAATACTTCTCCTGTTACAACATTTCTAAAAGCTCTATCTATAAATCCGTGAAAAATATAACCGTTTAATTCTATATTAAATTCATCTTCAATTCCTAAAATTTCAAAATCAGGATTACTAATTAAATAGTCACGTAATCTATAAATACCTTTATTTAAATAATCATTTAACTTATCTTCATAATTTTTACCATTTTTATCTAATTCAAACCATTCTTTAGGATATTTATTTTTTAAAATATTTGCTCCTAAAACAGTTTCTTTTTCATCTAAAATGTTTATATTTAAAGTTAAATTTTTTAATTCTTCATAATTTAATAACTCATAATTTATTATTTTATTAGCCATCGTTTCTTCTATATAATGAATTAAAGTACCAAATTCTGTAGCAATTGAACCTTTACTTATGAAATTATGATCTTCATATATTAATTTATATTTTCAAGCACATTGTTTAAAAGTATCTAATTTAGAATAAGAAAATTTTTTCTTTTTTTGTTCTTGCATAAATAAAAATTATCCTTTCTTTAAAATAATTATATATATAAATATATACATTTTGAAAACTTTAAATTTCAGCTAAATTAGATATATTGAAAGGAGATTTTAAAATGATTTTAGTCGATATTCCATACATGACAGAATATAATTATGATAAAATGTCAACACATTTAAAATTCTTTTCAAAAAAATATTTTCAAATAATTAAAAGAAGTAAAGATAAAAAAAATGTTACAATAAGAAACAGATTAAATAAGATAGCAGATCATTTTAATTTCGATATTAATATATATAATATAATAGATATAATATTAAATAATTTTTATTTAGACTTAGAAACAAAAACTTTAAATTTAAAAAATAATTATTATAAAAATTTAGATTTAATTACTATCTATAACCTAATAAATAAAGGAAATTTAAGTTTAAAAGGAACTAATTTATTCTATGAAATTATTGAAAATACTTTAGTGTTCTTAAATCATTTATATAATGAAAAGGAGAAAATATTAAAATGAGTATAAGATTTTATGATGAAGCAGTAGTTAATAAAATTAAAAAATGAATTGCTGATCCTAATATGGTTATTTTAAAACCTAATGAAGTAAATCGATTATTTCAAATTACTGCGGATCAAAATAATGATAAGCCTTTAACATTACCTTTAATAGCAATTTCTAGAGATACAAATATAAATCTTTCAATTCCTACTAAAAGAAGTTTATCTTGCGATGGAAAGAAAGTAGAGTACAATGAAGAAAAAACAAAACAATTAGATGCTATTCCTATTCAAATATCTTATCAATTAGATATTTATACACAAAAATTTATAGAGGGAGATGAATATTTAAGAAATTTTATTTTTAATTTAATAAATAGTCCTGATATGAAAATTGAAATTCCTTATAATAATTCTTCTATAAATCACACTTGTTATATAAGATTAAATCCTACAATATCAGATAACAGTGATATAGCTGAAAAATTATTTTCAGACCAATTTACTAGATGAACTTTAAACTTTACAGTAGAAGATGCTTTTATTTATAGTATTCCAATTTTACAAAATAAGAGAATAGAAGATGTTGAAGGTATTATTAAAAATAAATTATAAATTTCTAAGCTAAATTATATGATAAAATTAATTATTAATAAAAAGGAGAATGTAGTATGCCAACAATTACAATTAGAGAAATTGATAATACGGGTTCTGGTAGTTATTCTTATGTTGAAAATACTGTATTAGTTCCAGGTATTAAAGTAGAAGCAACTAAAGATGATTCTAAGATTACTTTAGATGGTTTCTATACAAATAAAAAGGATTTTACAGATAAAGTCGATTCAATTATCGATTCAATTGAAGACGCTTCAAGTGATATTACAACATTATTAGAAGATGATTCTATAACATATGTATTAACACTTTTAAATCAAGGATTACCTGTACAATATTTTGGTGCTTACACTGATATAGAGGAAGCAGAAAAGTTAAACGCTACACAATGTTCAGACTTATACGAAGATTATAAGGATAAAGGATTATATGATTTATTATTTATAACTACAGGTGTTATTGATAATATAAATATGTCAAATGCAGCAATTGAATGTGCCGCTGAAAGAGGAGATTCTGTTGCGATATTATCAACTAGTTCAGATTATAGAAATTATTCATTCGTTGACACAGAAGATGAAGATGGAAATACATTAAAAGTATGAACTAAAAGTGATGCAACAATAACTTATGCTAATAATAAAAAATTAGCTGAAGCAGTTGATAATACAGTAAATTATAATTTAACATCAGCTAAAAATGATGTAACTAGAACAGGTGTAACATTTGCGCGAACAACAGAAAAAGCAGGAAATTATGCAGCAGTATTTGCTCCAATGTTTCAATCTTCAAGTATAAAAGATTATAATGGAAAAGCAGTAAATAAATTATTCCCTGCTAGCTTAAATTACTTAGTAGCTTATTCAAGTTCTGTTGGAAAAGGAACTCCTGAATGATTTGCAATAGCAGGTTCAGTTAGAGGAATATCACCTTTAGCACCTATTCAATTAAGTGAAGAATATGGAGATGCTGCTATTAATATTTTCCAACCAAGAACTACTCAAACAATTAATGGAAAAACTTCAGGAGAAAATCATATTGCTACAAATGTTATAGCAAATGTCAAACCTTATGGAAATGTTATTTGGGGAAATAGAACAATGCATCCATTAAGTGCTCCTAAATCAGGAGGAGATGTTCAATTAATTGCTTCTGATTTCTTAAATATTAGATTATTAGCTTGTAGTTTAAAGAAAACATTATATAGAGCATCTAGAACTAGAACATTTGAACCTAATTCAGATACATTATGGTTTAATTTTAAAAATGATGTTGAACCTTTATTAGAAACAATGAAAGCAAATCAAGGAATTAGAGGATATAAAATAACTAAAATTCCTACAAGTAAAAAAGCAGTTTTATCAGCAAGAGTTACAATTGCACCAATTGAAGCAGTAGAAGATTTCGATTTCACAATTGAATTCACAGATTCAATTGAGGTTATTGAATAGTAAAGGAGGTAAGTAAAAATGTCAGAGAGATTAGGAACTTATCATATTAGTCAAAATATTCAGGATTATGAGTCAGCAAGAAGTAATTTCTTCACATTATTAATTGAAGATTTAGGAGATTTAGTATATCCACAATTTGCTTATACAGGTGAAAATGAAGATAATGAGTATGTAACAGGTAAAAATACAGGAAGAACAGCTCAAGATATTATTAAACTAAGTGTTAACAAATCATTTGTTCCTCATTTTGATTTAGGACAAATTGAAGTTAAACGTGGAAATTCAGTTGTTAAATTTGCAGATGTACCAACATGGCAATCAGGAACATTAGATTTCCAAGATTTTGTAGGATTAGAAACTAAAAACGTTTTAATGGCATGACAAGCATTAGCTTATGATGTTATAACAGATACTCAAGGACGTGCAGGAACTTGAACAGATGAAAATGGAGTAGTACATAAAGGATATAAACATGATTGTACATTAATTGAATATACTCCAGATCATAAACAAATTAGATATTGGAAATTAATTGGTTGTTGGATTTCAAGTATTAGTGAAAGTCCATTTGATGTAGAGGCATCAGGTGCAAGACAAATTTCAGTAACACTTCAATACGATAGAGCAGTTATGCACATGCCTGATGAAATATTTGCAAAAGAGGATTAATATCCTCTTTTCTTTTTGAATTAAAAAATTATAAAATTATAAAAAGCTAAATTTAATGTATGAAAGGAATGATTAAATAATATGAATAAAAGAATAATTGCATTAGAAATTCCTGAGACATTACGTCAAAGGCTAAAAAAAGAATCTTTTGATAGTGATATATCAATGTCAGCATTTATAAGAAATATTTTGAATGAACACTTATCTGAAGATAATAGTAGAATATTCGTTAATTTAGATGAAACTACTAAAATGGAATTAGAAAAATTAAGATATACTTATTCTTGTTCTATTCCAGATATTATTGCTATGATTATAAAAGATTATATTAGACGTTATTATTTACAAAAGGAGAGAGGATACGATGAGTAATATAGAATATACTATTTGTGAAGACTACACTCTTCCATCAAAAGCAAGAATATATAAAAATAGTTTTGATCCTAGAATTAAATTAAGAAGTATGACAGTAAGAGATGAAATGAAAAGAACATCTAATTCCCAATATATTTATAAAAATTTGTGTGAAATTATAGATGATTGTTTATTAACTAAATTACCTATATCTTGCTATGATATGTGTATGGCAGATTACGAGTATTTATTACATAAACTAAGAGTTGTTACTTACGGACCTGAATATAAAATGGTTGTAGGATGTCCTCATTGTGATGCTGTATATAATTCTAAAATTGATTTAGATTCTTTAAAAATTAAAGATTATGATGAAGATAAATTTAATGAATTATTATCTTTTGAGTTACCTGCTTCTAAACGTAATATAAAACTTAAAATAAAAACTCCTAGAATAGCAGATAATATAGATTTTAAAATAAAAGAATTTAAAAAAGAAAATCCAAATTTTAATTTAGATCCTACACCTTTAATTAAATTACAAGAAATGATTGATACAGTTGATGGTAGAAAATTAGGATATGCAGAGATGGAAAATTATGTAAATGCATTATCTGCTAGAGATTATAATTATATTATAAATAAAATAGATGCGGCAAGTGCATTTTTTGGTTTAGATACTAAACTTAACTTAACTTGTGATAAATGTGGTGGAAATATATTAACCTTTTTTCGATTCGGGCCAGAGTTTTTTAGACCCAAAGAAGACTAAAGACGGTAAAGATTATGGCCCTCATAGATATAAACAAATAGTAAAAGAATTATATGTAATAGCTAAAAATCTACATACTTCTTATACAGATCTTCTTAATATAACTCCAAGTGAAAAACATATCTTATTAAATTTAATTATAGAAGAAAATGAAAGAAGTAAAGAGCAAATGGATAAAATTAAAAAAGAAGCTAAAGCTAAGAAAAATAAAAGGTTAAATTCTTAATTACTGCTAAATTCAATATATTAGTAAAAAAATATTTTTAAAGATTGGAGGTAACCTTATGGCTGATAATTTGAGAGATCAAGATGAAAATTTATTTTCCGGAAAAGATTTTACAGAAGCATGAACTGAATATCTTGAAAACTTAAAGAAAGCATCTTTAGAAATTAATAAGATAAATACAGAGAATAAAGAAAATAATAAAGCTTTATTTGAATTGCAAAAAGAACGTTTAGCAGCTATTAAAGCACAACAAAAATTGCAGGAAGAAGCTAATTTAAAAGAATCACAACATGCTTTACAAATGCAAGAAGTAGCTGAAAAAATTAAAGAAATTAAAGCATTACAAGCTCAAGCTGAAGCAACTAATAGTGAAGAAGAAAAGAAAAATTTAAAAGCTGAAATAAAAAAGCAAAAAGAAGAAATTAAAAAGATTAAACAAGATGATAATAAAAAGCAAGTTCAATCTAAAAAAGATAAGATAGATGCTTCTAAACAAAAAGCACAAGAAAATTTAAATATAGCTAAAGATCAAACAGATGTTGGATTATCAGAATTATTTTCAGGTAATATAAAAGAAGGATTAAAAGATCTTACTAAAGGTCTTGTAGGTCAATTAGCTGGAGGAAATACTGGAGGAGCTGGAGTTGTAAAAGCTTTAGATAATATAGCTAATAAAACAGCTGATCTAGTAAATAAATTAAATTCAACTATTGAAGAAATAGCAAGTTATAAATCAGATTGGGATACAAGACTTTTCGGAAGTGGAAAAGGACATTCAAGTATTTCTGATTTAGTTAGTAAATCAATTGGAGCATCAGGACTTGTTAAACAAGCTGATGTAATGAAAAAATTAAATGAAGCTATTGATAAAGGTATTTCTTATAATTTAGAGGAAAGAGCTTTCTTAGCTACAGTTTCTGAAAATATTGCTACAACCTTTGATGCTTTTGATTCTACATTATTAGAAATAATAAGAGTTCAACAAGCAGATTCAACCGAAGCTCGTTTAGGTATGGAAGCTACTTTAAATAAGTTTTTAAATGAGGAATACCAAAATACTGAATATTTATCAAATGTATCAGATAGTGTAACTTCAGCTTTATATCAAGCAACTTCTTTAATGGATTATAAAGATAGTATTGGATTTGAATTCCAAGCACAAAAATGGTTAGGTTCATTATATTCTGTAGGAATGTCTCAATCAGGAGTATCTTCTATTGCAGAAGCTTTAGGTGGATTAGCTAGTGGTAATATTGATTCATTAGATTCAGGTGCAGGTAAATTATTAACAATGGCAGCTGCTCAATCAGGAATGAATCTTTCAGAAATGTTAGTAAATGGATTAGATGGATCTGATATGAACAACTTAATGAAATCTATGGTTTATTATTTACAAACTATTGCTACTAGAAATAATGTTGTTCAATCTCAAGTTGCTCAATTATATGGATTACAAACATCAGATATAATGGCAGCAGTTAATTTAAGTAATGATATAACTGATATAACAAAATATGGTAATGAATATAATTATTCTTCTGCTACTAATATGACAAGAAGTATGATGGGAAGTTATGCTTCTCGTATGTCAGTCGGAGAAATTATGAATAATGCTTTAGAAAATTTCCAATATACATTATCAGAAGGAATTGCATCAAATCCTGCTTTATATGGTATTTGAAGTGCTTCTAATATGTTAGA